ATAGATTGTGTTGGGCGAAAGAAAAGCTAGAGCCTTACAGAACAGAATATTGTGTTGTATGGGAAGACCCAGAGACACCTGATGAACCTGCAAAGATTACACATCCTGACCCTAATTGGATGGCTTGTGCATTGCAAGGTGGCATATTACCACCTGTAGAAGTTTATTGGGAACTTGCTAAAGATGAAGCAAAGCCTGACTTTGTAAAGCATACAAGAGGTTACTTGTTACACAACACAAAGCCTATTGAAGCAATGACAGAAGAAAGAGCAATAGAATATCTTATTATGAAAGACATACCACAGCACGTATGGCGAAACTACGACAAAGCCAACAAGCCACGTATGGTCATTTGTACTAAGTCACAGTTACCAAGCACGAGAGTGTGGCGAAATGCTTGGAAGATTAATGAAGAGATAACCACGCATAACGAAGAAGCTGCTTAAAAGGAGATACCAATGGCAACAACAAATATCATAGATAAAGATGGAAACAGTATTGCTGCTTCAGACGCAACTGTTCCATCAGATAGACACTTCAGAAACGCTTGGTCATTATCAGGCAAAACTATTACTGAAGATTTAACTGCATCAAAAGTTATATTCAAGGACAAGATTAGAGAAGTAAGAAAGCCTTTACTTGAAGCTGAAGATGTAGTGTATATGAAAGCACTAGAAGCAGGAGATAGTTCTGCACAATCTGCAAGTGTAGCAAAGAAGAAAGCACTTAGAGATGCACCTGCTGCGAAAGCAATCACAGATGCAGACACTATTGCAAAGCTCAAGGCTGCTTGGGATACAAGCACATTAGGTGACAGTCCATACGCATAAGGAGTAACGGATGGCTTTAACTAAAGTAAGAGCAGGTGGATTAACCTTATCAGACAATTTTGCTTTTACAGGTAATATAACTGGCTCTGGAAAAATAATACAATCTCTTTCCACTGTTGAAAACACACAAGTGCTTATTACAAGCACCTCTTATGTAACAACTGGAGTGGCACAAGCTATTACACCTAAATTATCTTCTTCAAAAATTTTAGTAATTGCAAATATGAATACATACAAAGGAAGTACAAATTTTGCTAAATTTGCCGTGTACAGAGATTCAACACAATTAGGAGTTTCAAATCACGGAATGGGAGAATTTAGTGACCTTGCTGCAGGTGGTGTTTTTACAACAGTTAGTTGCTTTGATTCACCAAGTTCAACATCTGAAATAACATACACAATATTTGGAAAAGTTAACAGTAGTGATCTATATGTTCAACCTAATAATGTTGAGGGGTCAATAACAGTTATGGAAATAGGTCAATAATATGTCAAGATTAATTGGTGAAGCGTTAAAACAATTAGGTGTAACAGAATTTGTTATGAGAGGTGTGCCTACAAACGAAGCTGAATTTAATTCTATGTTTAAGAAGGTAATAAGTACAGACTCAAAAGGACTTGGTGTAGAGTCATCTGATAAGTCTAAATTTGGTGTGACATGGTCACAGATACAAACAGCATTAGCTGATGGTGGAACAGTGGCAATGACAGAGTTACGAAAACAAAGGGATGCACTATTAAAAGAAACAGATTGGATGGCATCATCTGATTATACAATAAGTGATGCTTGGAAGGCATATAGACAAGCTCTAAGAGATTTACCTGCTAACAATAAAAATGCAAGTTGGGATGGAACTACATTAGGTAATGTATCATTTCCAAAGAAACCGAGTTAAGGAGATAATTTATGGCATATATAGGGGTCAGTCCTTCTAATGGAGTAAGAAACAGATTTCAATATCAAGCAACTGCAGGGCAGACTAGCTTCAGTGGTTCTGATGCTAACTCTTTGACACTTAGCTATACAGATAGCTTGTATATGGATGTGTATCAGAACGGAATATTACTTGTTCCGGGAGATGACTACACTGCAACTACAGGCACAACTGTTGTACTTGTACAAGCAGCGAGTTTGAATGACATCGTAGAGATGGTTGTATATGATGTGTTTTCAGTCAACGAGACATACACCAAGACTGAATCAGACAACAGATATCCATTCTTGGGTAACGACAGTATAATCAGAACAAATGGACAGACTATAAGTGCAGACATAACAATCAGTTCAACAACCAACGGATTATCAGCAGGTCCTATAACACAGAACGCAACTGTTACTGTTAATGGATATTGGAGTATCGTATGAGTTCACAATTAAATGTAGACACCATTGTAGATAAAGCAGGTAGTGGTGGCACAAATGTTAAGATAGGCAATACATCTACGTATGTGTCTGAAAATAGCACTACTACACAAAATGCTGTGCAAGGAATGGCAAAGACTTGGGGTACTGTTGAAGCTCAAGCAACTAATGATTCATTTAACAATTCTTCTGACACGGATGTAAGTGCAGGACAATTTGAACATAATTTTACAAATAACTTTGCAGCGGCAAATTATGTAAGTGCAGGTATTCATGGTGGTGATACTGGTATAGCAACTTATACAGCAACTAATTGGTACGATGCTAGTATGTACACTACTTCTAAAAGTAGAACTGGATGTTACAATGTGACTGGTAGTGCCTATGAAGATAGAGATTTTAGTGTTGCTAGATTTGGAGACCTCGCATAATGGCAAGTGAACTTAAAGTAGATAAATTTACAGGTGTAACCACAGCAGGTTCTATTGATGTTACAGGTGAAGGTAATAGTACAACAACTAATCTGCAACAAGGGTTGTGTAAAGCATGGTTTGTATTTGACCAAGCTAATAGTAACACCATAGACGATAGTTTAAATATTGGTAGCATAACAGATAGAGGTACAGGTTCAATGTATGGTGTTTTTACTAACAATATGAACTCTTTGCATTATACTAATCCAAGTATAGCTGCACCTAATGCATCTGGTAGCATGGCAACAACTAACACAAACAGAAGTCTTATTGCATCAGCAGATACAACAGCAAGAAACAGTGTCAACCTTTTTAAAACAAACGATTTGGCACTCACAGATGAAGAAAATGTGCAATCAATCGTACACGGAGACCTTGCATAATGGCTAGTATATTAAGAGTAAACACATTAACAGATGCAAGTAGTAATAATTCTACTGCTATGTCTGTAATTAATCAAGGCACTATAAAATATTGGATTAATTTTACAAGTGTCTCAAGCACATCAGCTAGAGACTCTACTAATCACGCAAGTTTAACAGACAATGGCACTGGAGATACAACTTTAAATTTTAGTAGTTCTTTTAGTAATAATGATTATTGTTTTTCTGGTAATGCTCAAAGAAATGATGACACAGAAGATGCTGAAATGACTTTATATCAAGATGAGGATGGTTCTTTAGCAACTGGTAGTATGCGTGTTATTACTAAAAAAAGCTCTGTGACAGACCAGATAGATGTGCTAGGAGCATTTGCTAGTGCAACAGGAGACTTAGCATGACCAAAGCAGCAGAATTAGCAAAGATGGGTGAAGTCCTAACCAATTCACAGATTGGTGGGCGAAGGAATATTATTATCAATGGTGCAATGCAAGTGGCACAGAGAGCAACAAGTGCAACAGGATTAGGTGCATCATCTTCTTATCCAACTTTGGATAGATTTAAACTTGTTAATGACTCATCAAATAGTGGCAGATTAACAATGACACAAGACAGTTCAGGACCAAATGGATTTGCAAATAGTTTAAAACTTGATTGCACTACAGCAGATACGTCTATTGGTTCTGCTGAAGTAACAATATTAAGGTATTCTTTTGAAGGACAAGACGTACAACAATTTAAAAAAGGCACATCAGATGCTGAAAAAGTTACAGTTTCTTTTTTTGTCAAAGGTAATGCAAGTGCTACTTATACTTGTGAACTTCAAGATAATACTAATGGCAGGACTATTGCTCAAGAATTTTCTGTAACAACTAGTTTTACAAGAATTATTTTAACATTTAATGCAGATACAACAGGCACTATAACAAATGATAATGCTGAAAGATTTAGGTTTCATATTTTTTTACATGGTGGTTCAAATTACACTGGGGGTACATTTGTTTCAAATACTTGGGCATCTACAACAACAAATCAAAGAATAGGAGATAATCAAACATCTTTCTTTGACAGCACAGACAGAACATTTTTCATAACTGGCATACAA